AGTCCCTTAGCGAGTCCTCGGAATAGCGAATCATACCCTATTACCGGAGACCCTGACACGAACACCTGCAGCATGTCTCGTGCAACAATAGCGGGGCGTAGCGCAATACCTCCTGCATAGGAAAGCAGCATCAGTTTGCCCATTACATTCTGCGGAGATGAAAACGTTTCGGGTAACTTCCCACCCTCAGGCAGATACTTGTTCATTTGCTTGAACTTCGCGCCGAGCGCGTCTTGAAAGGCGCCCATGACGGAGTTGATAGCCTTTTGAGACTCGTCGGGTATCCCTCTCATGTAGCGGACGTAATTCTGCAAAGGCCAGCGGACGGCACCTAGTACGTAGCCACCTTCACGGGACTTGAGGTCGACTAACTTCTGGAGGTCCTCAAGCGGTCCGCCCACGTAGGATTTTTCCCATCCCTCTCGAATCATCCGTTGTAAAAACCTGCCCAGATGGTTGTCCGACGGATCAAAATCGGTGGTTGTCAACAACTTCTCCCAAAAACCCATACTGCGGGGATTCTTCAGCACTCCCCAACCCGGGACAGAGTCCACCTGCCATACGTTCGCTTTAAGGCGTGGATAAAACTCCCGAAGATAGGTCATTATCGGGATTCCGGTGTCCTGCTGAAACTCTTTTGCGACCTCCTCTATCTTCCTTGCTGCACCCACCTCCTCTGGTTTCAACCGCAACTTTGTGACCGCTTTGTCCCAATCCTGGGGGTCTTTGGAAAGGAGTTCGAACGCCGTCGGCTGTTTCTCGTGCGACAACAGCGCGAGCTGGTCCCCAAACTTTGTGGTGAACTTATCAAGATAACCCTGTCCTGCTTTCACTCCGTCGTCGACTTTCCGGACCGCATCGAACAACGGATACCTCGCACCCATTCGCTCAAGGGTGGGTTGTAATCTTCGGTCTACCGAAGCCACCCAGGACATGAAGGGTCGTATCCATCCAGAAATCGCTAATACGCCAAAGCCCTCTTTTGTCAAAGGTCTATCAGGCAAAGGGAGTGTTTTACCTGGCGGGGTACCGCCAGGTGGGATTGGACCGGTCCGTACCCCACGTGCTTGTGCCCACCAGCCGGGATCTGAGGTGTAGTCGGATACATCCGTTGCAATGATGTGATCCCACATGGAGTTGAGATCTGGAAACTTCGCCACCCCTTCGTTGTCCATCACCGCCCACTCGCCCGAACGAGGATCAAAATCCAGTCCCATGTTCATCGGACTGTACTTGATCCTATGAAACATTGCGTCGTCGGTACGGTTAATCAGGTCGTTCAGCTTCCGTCGAAAGTTCGCGACCCCTGGATTCCCCAGCTTCTCCTCGGTAGCCTCCAGTAGATTTTTCGACACCCCATTCAGGGCCTGGTACAGGTGGTCGATAGTACGGTCCATCTTCACCAGTTCTTGTAACAACGGGATGTTGTTAAACCGCACCGCTTCGCTTAGGTAGGTTATCGCCTCATTCACCCTCATCTTGAACGGCATGTGCGCGTAACCCACCTTCGCGAGTCCAGAAGCGATCTCGGTCATGACTCCGCGCATCTCACGAGGTATCGCGGTCATCGGGTTTATTTCCGCATTAACAAGGTTTGCGTGGTAGCCCTCGTGGAAGACGGTACCTTTTCCTACTCCTTCTCGTAGTACAACCAGTGGACTATTAGGGAGATTCAACTTCGCCAGGTTAGTGCGGTCCAAGTCCAGGTTCAACATCTGGATACCCTGCTGCCAACGTGGCCAGGCAACGCCGTTAGCACCTCCTTCCAGGAACGGTGCCAGGAGGTCGAACAACGCGTTGGGAATTACCACGGTGAGTTTTCCTGGTTTCTGCTTAAACTGCAACCCTGCAGCAGCCTCGGTGTAGGCGGTGCGGAGCTGATACTCATCAGGCGAAAAGCCTAACGCCTTCAAGGTCTCGATGTCGTCCCGCTTCGTGATAGGCAACCCTATCTCTCCACGAGCCTGGAACTCGGGCGAAGTCCCTAACCCTCCGAAGTTAGGATTTTGTCGTATGATCTCATTCATATCCACCCGATTAACTCGTACGCCCTTCTTCTCCGCTGCCTGGACGAGTCCTTCGCCCGTGAATCCCTTATCCACATACATCTCCTTTATCGCGGACGCCGGTAACTCTTTGTGTATTAGTTCACCCGACATCTCGGACAACGGAACACCATGCTCGAACTTGAACACCACACGAGGTGCCTCTTCCACTCCTGCGCTCTCGGGCCCCGCGTAGGTGGTGGCGTCGCCCAAGGTCTGGGTAGTGAAGACATACGGTTGTCGTCCTGGCGGGATTCCCTCAAAGTCCTCACGCGGATGCCCTAAGTCGATCAGATCCTCCTTAGTATACCCCTTAAATTTATCCACCAACCCTTCCTGCAGAATCTTCTCCGCGTTAACAGGACTTGTGCCATGGTAGGAGATCCTACGCTCCTCCGGTGGTTCGGCGGTAACATCACGGACAAAAGGTCTCCTCGCCTGCGGAAGGTCGCCTTCCAGTCGACCGCGCTCTTCTACTACTGAAGCTTCAGGTCCAACCTGTGCCGTACGCTGTTTCTGGACAACGTCATACAACCTATTTAGTTCCTCCTCTCCCATATACATGACCGCTTCTAAGTCTGCTTTCTCCGGATCGCCTCCGAACCCTCGTATTATATTCGCTGCCTGCACCTTCGACATTTTGGGCATCTCGCCGGCCTCGATCCGCCCTTCTGCGATAGTGCGGGCTTCCGCTCCTGCCTGCGCTTCGCCGAGCTTCTGCCATTTTTGCCGCACCGCTGCAAGCTTGGCATTGAGATCTTCGCCCTCTCGGAGGCTCATCGTGGTTGTCTTACCAGGTGCGACGTCCACATCATAGATGTCAAATGCTTTGCGTCCTTCTACCATTTGGGGCGCTTTATACCTCACACCTTCGGGTAAAGACCTAGCTCCTACATCGATATTCGTAACCGGAACGCTTGCTACGTCTCCTTTCGGCTCTGCAGCAATTCCCTGCTTCTTCAAGGTGTCGACTATCGCGTCGGGCGCTTTCCCTGTTTGCTCCCGCAACAACAGCGATTCGTCATACTTCACTCCGTGTTGGTCTGCCAAACCCCTCAAAAACTTAACCGCCCGCCCATGGTTGTCCGCATCCCAGGCGAGGGTGTCGAGTGCTCCACCTTGATCAAGCGCCCGCGTAATCGCATTATAAGCGATGTCCTCCTTACCCCTCAATACCTCAAAAGGTAGGGTATTTCCGTCCTTGGACTCCAATATCGCCCAGACTCCTTTCTTCTTCGCGTTAGGGTCTAAAAAGAGATTAGGACGTCCCTCTTGTCTGGACAGCACCTCTTGATTCGACACGTATTCCGCACCAGCGCGGTTCACAGCCTCGGAGACAGGTTTGCCGTCCATAACGTCCTGAGCTGCTTTCTTCCCTTCCTCTAACGTGGCGACCGCACCCCTATTCCTCAAGAACGCCGGCAGTCCTAGTGCTAAGTCCCACGCAGTACCGACCGCAAAACCTCGCAGCCCAGCGGTGAGTCTATCCCCTTCCTTGTCCGCTCCTGCCTCGTACGCCGCAAAGGCGAGGCCACCTCTTAACGCCCGATTCGCGAGTTCGATGGTCCGAGCGGAGGTAAAGGCCTTCGCCGCAATCGCAGCAGACAACGGTTCGGCCATCTTCAGCGCACCGCCTAAGGGTATCCCCATTCCCGCAAGTCCGCCCACCAGTTCCGGTCCTGCCGCGCTAACTCCTTCACGCCGTGCTATACCCTGCAGTTTCTCCTCTCCTTCCAATATCTTCGCGTAGACATCGTCTAATCCGGGGTACCACGACAGCGGTGCTAACGCGGATTTATCCAAAGCAGCGAGGCCAAGATTGATCTTTAGTCCAGTCTTACCAAGCGGGCCGAGGAGTGACGGCCGTTCCGTACCCCTCTTGAAATCGTTCCACGCGCCCGCCACGCTCGCAGGGTGTTGGTAAGGCATGATGTGGTCGCGGAAGTATTTCTCCCGCAACATGTCGTAGTCCTGTTGTGGCATCATAGGGTCGAGGTTACGCGCCAGGTCGTTGAAAGGAGGTACTACCTTCGGTTTCGGACCGGAAGTATCTACTGGAGGTGCGCTAACCTTTCCATACCCTTCCCGCAAGGCCATAGCCTGCACAAGGTCTTTTTTCTGCCCTTCGTCTAAGTCCTGCAACATCGGATTTCCGCTTATACGAGGTGCGACCTCTGCCCCATAGCCTCCGCCAGACCAGGTTCTCATTGCAGTGTTGAGGTCCAGTCGTCGGTAAAATCCGTTGAACAAAAGGTCCTGAGCGGCCTCAAAGCCTTTATCCGGACTGCTGAAGCGCAAGAAGTTACCTCCATCCCTAGCAGGTTCACCGATCTCCGCATCGCCCGCGTCCACCCACTTACGGGTACCGACGCCCAGTTTCATGTTTAACGGATTGTTATGGCGTTCCGCAACTGAAAGGGTAGGGAGTGCGATCTCAGGCCTCATCTGCTAATCCCCGGAATTATACTCTGCACATCCGCGCTTCGCATAGGAGGGACGCCTCCTTCCTTGATCTTTTGCTCCACAGGTGTACGAGGCCTAGGCGCTCCAGTTGGCGGAATCCCCAACTGAGGTGCACCCGCAGCTCCTGGTGAAGGACTTGTTGCTCCAGGTCTAAAGGTGTAGTAAGGTTGTCCAGTCTCAGGATAGATATTTCCGAAACTCAGCCAGTTGAGGATAGACTTTATTACTCCCGGATCGTTCAGTTCGGGAATCAACCTCATTCGAGAAGCGGCTTCGTTCACCATGCCCTGCACGTATGTAGGGTCTACCGACCCCTTAGAATACCTCAGCATGTCAATCATGCTGCTGAACTGTTGATGGAAAGCCTCGTTCTCCGTCTTTGATAGCTCCACCTCTAACAACCGTGCCTGGCGGGCGGTCTCTAACTTGGCTTGTTCGATCGCCAACTGCGTCCGCTTTTGTTCCTCACTAGCTCCCGTCACAGCAGCCTGCGCTTGTAAGCGCGCATACTCCAACTTCTGCTGTGCGATGGGCACAAAATCTTTCGGCAACGCATCGGACAAACTTGCTCCGTTCCCGACCGAACGCGCAACGTCCTGCGCTTGTTTAGAGGACAGCCCTATCTCCAGCATTTGGTTATATATCTCCGCTTCCTTTGCGGTTCTGTTGAGATCTGGTTTGAGATTCACCTGCCCACCCTCCGCATAACGGCGGGCATCCGCCAGGGTGTCAAACCGTCCGGTCTGAAAGAGGTCGGTGGACATCTTGCTAAAACGCCCTTCCTTCAGCGCTTGGGATTCCCCTCCACTAGCCACGTTCAACATGTTTTCTACTTTGTCTGGACCTCCGCCCACCATCACCAACTCTTCTGGAGTGAGATGCGTCTTACCCAACGACAACAACCTCCCAGTAGCCTGCATCCTGACGGTCGGATCAGGCGAAGCGATGTCCATTTGTACTTGAGAAATAAACTGATCCACTTGCGACTTCATGTGTTCGGACATTCGGGCATCCGCCAACTTCTGCCGAGTGTCGTTGATCATCTGCTGGTAGGGACTAACCCCTTCCGGTGGTCCTGGAGTAAAAGGTTGTGGAGGGGATATATTCGTCTCTGGTCCTGGGGTGGGTTCCAGTCGAGTGGTCAGCGCATCAGCAGCTGCAGGGCCTGGCGCTACTCCCGCTACTCCGCCTAGTCCTCCCGACACCCCTTGTTCCACCACTCCAGTCCCTGCGGGCACTGTTTTCTGGACTCCCCCGCCTGGGGACTTAGTGACTGCGCTTCTCCCTGGAGGTGTAGCGGCTTGCGCACCACCTTTAGGGGCGAGCGTACTACCTCCTTTCGTCACCTCCTGGGGCGTTACCCTCCCTTGTGCTATCGCAGCTACTCCGTCGTAGTTCACACCCGCGGCCTTGGCGGTTTTCTGGAATTCTTTCTCTTCAGGATATATCCCGTACTTTTCTCCTATGTCCAACATGGTTTTCAGCGTCCCCTGCGCAGCTTGTTGTTGCTGTGCTTTAATCCGCCCGACCGCCTCTACCAAGGACAGGATGTCCGGTCCTTGACCTCCTGCTCCACCCGCAGGTTGTGGTACGCTCGCAATTCCCGCTAGCCCACTCACTACATTCGCTTCGCCTGGCATAAGGTCCTCCTATATAATCCCAAAAGCTTTCAACATTGCAATCTGTTGAAGTCCACTACCCGCGGAACTTAGTCCTGCGCCTAACGGACTCTGCCCTCCGGTCGTCAGCGCTGCGGTCGGCGCCAGAGTCATCGCAGAACCTGAATACAGTTGTGACAACATATTTGCAGCAGACAAGCTACGCCCTGCAGCGGACTCGTTCATTTGTCGAAAGAGGTCTGCCAACACCTGGGTGAAGTCCTTGGAGCTCTGGGTTTCGAAGTCCGTCAGCGCAGTCGCCCTCGTACTCCCGTAAGCGGGTAAATTCTCTAGTATATTCGCGCGGCTTTCGTCTCTCGTCCGTTGCGAAGCAGCTCTCATCGCCTCGTAGGATGGCATTACATCCACTGGATTGCCAGTCGCAGCGGTCTGCTGAAGGGTGTTGAGGCCCTGCGTTCCTGCAGGTAGCAGATTAGACAAATACGCCTGGTTCAACCACGGAAATACAGGCGCTGGCGGCGGTACCGGAGTTAGCTTCGGATTCGCTGCCTTCGCGCCGAGTATACCTCCTAACGCGCTAGCTCCCATACCTCCAAGGAACATTCCTAGTCCCGCACCATGCATACCAGGTATTGCGGCTCCCGCTACTAATCCCGCCATCGGCATGTGATCCTCCTACTGTCGGTCGAACTCGGATCGTAGTAATCCGAACAGGTGAACGTCAGAATACTTTTTATTAACTAAGAATGACTGCCGTATAATCCCTTCAGTCTTATACCCTAACACGTGCGCAAGACGTCGTGCCTGCAGATTTTGATCTGGAATAAACGCGCTAATCCGGTGCAACGAGTACTCGTAAAATAAATACGCTTCTAAGGATTTAATCGCAGAAATCAACTCGTGCGCAGACACCTTATCCCACATGCTGAGGTGGAGGTTGGTGCTCAGCAGCGGAACCACGTTCGACGCGGTGATTAGTCCTTTCATGTCTCCGACTTCGAAAAACAGGTTGCCAGGTATCGCGAATTGGTTGATGAACAACATAGGGTCGTGTCGTACGATATCATCAAATGCGTAGTCTTGTGCGCGGAGATGGTCCCAGAGTTCCTGAAACCGCTCGCCAGGATAATCCCGCAGGACTATCATCTTCAGCAAAGGATGAAATACAGGTGTTGTGGTAGTACTCATAACAACGGGATTGTGATCTGTCCTACTACGTATACACTGCTAGGGTTTGCAGGCCATTGGGTAAAATCATTCGTGTAAAGCTGCAGGTGGTTGCGCTCCGTAGCAACTCCTTGGTACAACCCGCCTGGTTTCATCGCGAGTGTTCCAGCGGGCGAATACGCCATCGCGGAGCCGATGAAGACCGGGGAGTCTTCTAGAAAAACACTCAACGGAAACGGCATTGTGATGTCGATAAAGTCGATGTTGGACGTGATGATAAAGGACGTCTGCACAGTCACCGCTAACGCGTTGATGGTCTGAAAGGCGTAAATCCCCTGATCCGTTCCACCCGGCGTTATCGAACAGTTAGCCGTACACCCGCTCGTGATGTCATTCACACCACCCGATATCGTCGCCGACGACAGCGCGTTGAAGTACTTCGCCACTTCGCTCCAGACAGCTTGTAGAGCAGCACGCACCTTCTCGTCTACGTCAAATCGCCAGTTGACAATCGTTGGCATTCGCATAAGCAGTTCCTAACTCACCACGATAGTGCACACCAGTTCATCGGTACGGTGCGCCTTGACCCCCAGCACAGCCACTTGGGTCACCGCTGCGGACGGCGCACCTCCTACCAGTTCTTGTATTACCTGGGTGATACGGGCGTCGGGTGCTCCGCCGACCAACTCCTGCACCACCTGTGTTACGTTTGCATCACCCATTAGACTGTCACCTTTTGTCCTTTCACAGCTGCATTGAACCCACCTTGGGTCCAAGGAAGTCCGGTGTTAGGGTCTGTCTCAAAAACTCCTTGGTAATTGAAGTAGGTGGTGGACAACGGAAGGTCTGTCGCACTAGGTGTGGTGGTTGCTCCGCTTTTAACGGAAGCTCGAATAGAACGAGGGGATCCGTCGGTCTTCCTGGCGATGATGTTGATTATCATTGCTTTGATTACCGAAGCGGTAATCGCAGGAAATACGTAGTGGTCGATATTTCCCACTGTGGAAGAGAACACGTAGTCGGTGTCCCCGTTGGGCGGGTTTTCGTCCACCTGCGAGAAGTTAGCGCCGGAGTCCGTTCCACCTCGCGAGAAGTCCAGTGGAGTGCTGTTGGCGGTAGGGAAGGCGGTTACGACCGCCTGATCTCCGATAAAGTTATTGTTAAGCGTACCGAAGGTGTCGATTGAGATCGAATCGTCAAGATCGCACTGGAGGTTTTGCGTGTTGTCGTTGTTACCGTTATTTCCGAACATTCCGATGTTGTACGCGGTGGCCTGGTTTCCGCCCGAACCTTTGGTGTTGACTCCTGTAAGGGACAGAACAACATCACCGTCAACCCGGACCTCGACCGTACCGTTCGTGCCGTGAAACATCACCTTGAACTCTAAATACCTCCAAACGTTAAGAAGCAGCTGACGAGTGGTAGTACCTAACAGGGTGTTACTTCCATTGTAGACAAGCAACTGACCGCTGGCGTCTAGATGAAAGCTAATCTGTTTGTTTGTGCCATCTGCCCACGAGAAGAACTCTCCGTGGTGTTGTCCGCGGTTAGCGCCCACCAACGGGAAGAGCGTGGGTCGGATCGCAATCCCATGGATCGCAGTGGATAAAGCAGCCTGATAAGGCTCTTGGATGTAGACAAACTGAGAAGCAGCTGGTGATTGCCACGTGCCGACCTGATAACGTAGTCCAGCGGTGCCCGTACGCTTGGAACCTGCCTGGACTAACATCAGCGATCCCCCAAGGGAATTGACTACTGAATATCGCAGGGTTAAGTCAGTGTAGTTGTCCCATCCGTCTGCGGATCTAATACTCATATGGTTATCCTGAGTCCGAAAGTCTGATTCTGTAGCTGAAAGTACCTGGGGTGGTGGGCGTACCCGACAACACTGCGGTGGTGGAAGAAGCAACCGCGAGGGTCATACCAGGAATTCCACCCTCCACTATCTCCCAGAAGTAAGGCGGTACTCCTCCCTGCGCCTGTAAGGTAAAGGACTGGAACACCCCCACTTGTAACGGACCAACCGGACACGCAGTGATAATCTGAGGTGGAGGAATTACCGGTTCTACCGCAGGGCATGGCGGTGGAGTGGTGAACGGGTCGCAGGAGACCAGTGAATCGATTGTCTCTACCTTCTTCGCACGTTCTCCCTTGGACTCGTACATGAGCGTGTAGTCGGCTATCACCACTGGACCTGAAACGCGCTCACAGGTGATCTCTATTACCTCGTCCACTGCTGTTACGTCCGCGATACCCTCCTTCAAGCATCGGTTTGCGAACGTCGTGCCGATGTTTACGTCTTGATGGGACTCTTGTCCGCGCATTGTACCGATAGTCCACCGCACCACCGCAGGACCCCAGTCCTCGTAGTGGAAGTGGATTCTCATCACTTGTTTTTCGTAGGTGAAACCAGGAACCTCTCCTTGCTGGGTAGGGAAGGGCAGGAGTAGTGCGTTGGAGAACCTCGCAGGAGGGGTAGCAGGCGGTCCTACTACGTCCGGATCTATGAAAGGGACATCAAAAAACTGGATGGGGTGTCCCGTCCCGCTAAGCCCGAAGGTCAGGAACTCCGGACAATCCACCATATTCACCACTGGAGTCAAGCTAAGCGGATTAGGGAAGGTGTCCAGTTGAAAACCTTGTGGCTCGAACTTAAAACCCCAATCTACAAAGGACAGCGGACCATCGTTGGCAGCGCGATCAAAGCGGACTTCTATGTTCTCGCCGTCTTGTCCGACTTCAAAGATCCGGTGAAAGACGAAGAGGGAAGGAACCAGCGATCCCAAGGTAGTAAAAATACTTTTCACCGTGGCGGTCATCCGGTCGCGAAACGACGCAGTCCACGAAGCTTGTCCTAGGTCTTCGAAATGGTACCAGAAATACTTGATGAGTTTGTCTGCTGCAATCTGCTCAAAGTTGTGGAGCTTCATTACCGTTGCGGGCTCTTCGGTGTTGAAGTCGACCGCAAAACCAGCGGAGATGTCGTTAGAACGGACGTTCGCAGAACCACTCGGCGCCTTGAAGGCGGCCATGAAGAGCTCTGGTTGTACGCCTGGAATGATGACGACTGGGTCTATGAGGTATCCAGTTCCGGACAACAGGATGTTGAACGGACTGGAGGGGTCGTTCGACGCGACCGCCAGGGCGCCGGAAGTAAACCCTTCCACGATCGGGTTGAACACCACCCCGAACTGGTAGGTAGAACCCGGGGTTAGGGTCTGAGGCAGGGACGGATTAGTCCCTCCGATCGCAAACCCTGTAGGAAAGGTATAACCCGTAACCGAAGCATTAACACTACCGGTGTTGTGGACGGTAAACAGCTTTTCTGCGGACGGAACTCCCACCTTTTCATTCCCGAAATCCCAGGAGGTAGGGTCTACGGTAATACGAGGTACGGTACTAGTGACCGTCTGCCACGTGACCGGTATATTAACCGGGTTGTTAGTGGCGTCGGAGTCTATAACGACAGTACGGCTGAAGGTACCGAGAGTAGAAGCGGAAATACGGACTGTAAGGAGGTAAGATCCCCCACCCGTGAGGTCGACTGGAAGGATTAATCCTGGAAATGAGATCCCACTACCACCTGATACAGTGATGTTGTTTATGAAAACCGCACCGACCGCGCCCAGCAGAAGGGAGAAATCGACCGTACTACCGACCGCTAGCGGTCCGGCGTTGATCGAGGTAGGATTTACGTTAAGGAATCCTGTGCCCCCGCCCGCCACGGTGTTATCCTACCACCGCAGGGCCCACGAAGGTCGGATACCCCTGGTTAGAACTAAACTGCTGCCAGTTGTTTTCGTTCGCCTGCCAAACCCACGTGGTGTCTGGGCCAGGAATGACAAGCCAGTAGGAAAGGTATTCTACTCCAGGTCCGAGCTTAGCGACCGGAAAACCCATAACCACATCCCCGGTGTTGTCGCGCAGTTGTTGAAAGATCTTTTTCTTCGCTTTGCCTCCGATAGGTTGTTTTTGGAGTCCCGAATTGATCATGTAGATGTCGTCGTCTGCGACGAACACTCCGAAGTCGTCGTACACGGCTAGAGAGTAAGGATAACGATTGCCTATACCGAGCGGAGCGTTGGAAAGGATTTCAAAGGAGAACGGTGCGGTCCCTACCCCAGTGGGTGTCATAACGGTGATACCGGTAGAACGAAATACTAACGTGTTACGACCGGTGGTCATGAGTCCAGTAATGATGTCGGGAACGTCTAACAGGTCTTCAAATCCGGTGGAAAAGCCTGTCCAGGTGTTGGGATCCCCTTTCTTAGACCACCGCACGCGTTGTCGGAATTCTCGAGATCCGGTAACTCCTGGTTCCGGTTCGGTAGTGTAACCCAAGATCAGGTGGGAGTCGTTGATGGTCATGTAACGTGAAGCTACTGTTCCGGTGTTAGCATCTTTCAACGACGACTCGCCGTTGGTGTAGAGAACTCGCTTAGACCCGTTAGAGAAGTAAATCCTACCGTTGGTGACCGTTGTTCCGTACGGCAGTGCGGTGCCGTTGAGCGAGCCCACCGGAGAAGTGATCGGAACATAAGTCGGCGGTCGCGAAGTGGGCGGGTTGACGTAGTAGGCGTTTTGAGTCGTCAACATCAAGGTGTGGAGGTTGTTTTGAACATCCGAAAAGGTCCGCATAAAGCGTACGACCGCTCCGTCCGGTGGAGGTGCGAAGTCGGCCAAGCGCGGTCTGGTCTGAAGACGTCCTCTGCGACAAATGAAGTTGACAATCTCGTCGAAGGAATTGGACGGGTTGTGAGGACTGGGGACGTTGTCAACATACCCCTCAAACGGACCTTTGATCGGATAAGATTGGTAGCTCACCTCACACTCCCAAACCTGCGGACACGCGGCCGCATTCCGTAATCTGACAAGACGTTTTCAGAGGAATCCCTTGTCTGCTTTTCTCTTATCATACCAGGAAAGCCTTTGGACGGGTTGGGGTCTCCATGCAGCTGGGTGTGGACCGCCTGTGCTTTGTCAAACTCCTGCAGACTCTGGTGTGCGCGTTCGACCGCGTCGTAGACGAGGACTTCAAACCAGTCATCGGGAAGTTCTATAAGGGTGGCTTGAATCGTTGCGTTGGAGGTCTCGTCGATGGTCGGTTTCTTCCAGTAGTCTTCAATCAATTGATAAGCTTTATCCGGAGAAGCGCGGATGATAAAATTGGCTCCGTATGGCGTCCACACTGCTGGGGTACCACGTCGTCCTGTCTCGTAGCGTCGTACGATCTCAATATTTTTCTTCTTCAGGCTGAAAGGGGTTGTACCATTAATGATCGTCAGCGCCTTCATCCCTCGGGCATCGGATGGATAGGGATAGGTGTCCACTCCTGGTGTAGTGAAGGTGGGCGGATCTACGGTCTTCTCCAGGGTTTCGAACGGATAAGACATGGTCAGGTCTCGATAGGCATCCTTCAACCACAAGGTGATATCGGAATCGATATCCGTACGACCTCCTAATTTCGTTTGCATTTGAGGAATGAAGCTGCCGAGAGTAGGAAACGCCATTAGAATTTAATCTCCTCAGGGTTGATCATGATGTCTGGGGTGTCGGGCACGAGCTCTCGTGGGTCGGAGGAAAGCACGGAAGCTATTAACATCGGACGGTACTCGATATCCGTGTTGTCAAAACAAAAGAGTGTGCACACCCGCAATCCTTTTTGGGAAACAAGCTCACCCAACGGATAGAGAAATCCGCACCGCTCACAAAAACTCCAGGGGGTGAATTGTCCGCCGGTGCGCTTCATTTGGGAGATACCTCCTCTACCTTTACACATTTCTCCTGCAACGCGACCACCTGGGCCCGCAATGTGTCGATATACTGCTGCTGCAGTTCTATCTGCGCGTGGGCCTTACCCAGTTGGGCGTAGAGTCCTTCGGAGGTCAGTTGAGGAGGAGGTGGTACTACCGAAACAAAAGGCTTTGGACCAGCACTTTCTTGTACAAGCAAGAGAAGCAAAACCAGTCCTTTCATCTAATCCTCGCTTGCACCCGTGGTGGTGACGCAATTTCGCTCAAAGGTGGTGCCGCAGCATTAACGGTGATCGGATTCGAGGTAGCGGAAGTAATTCCCATCGTCGTTGTCGTCGCACAAAGCGTAACACCAACCGCACCTGCCGGTTGAGACAGGACAAGATCCGTCCACGATGCCGTGCCGTTGACGGCGGCTTTGGTTACACCGGAAGCCGCGCTTAAGGTCGCTGTTGGTGACGCGGGGCAAACGGCAAGAGTGATGGAATCGGTCCTACCGGGAACCGGAGTCGACCCATTGGAATAGGTCACGCTCACATTCGCCGCAAAGGCCACATCGGTGGTGACCGTCGCTGGCGGTTGGGTTGTAAACGCGAGCATCGTCGGACCGGCACCAATGGAATCCACCCACCAGTCGTGCGTGGCGATCGGGTTGTCGAAAAGCACGAAGAGACCAAGCTGAGACGCCGGCGGGGTCTGGCAAAAGTTAATCCACGATGAGAACGTTCCGTTGTCGATAGAAATCCGATACGCACCAGAATTGGTGGAGGAGTTGAGTTCCATCCTCATCCAGTAGGTCTGGTTTGCGTTGTAAGTACCTAAATCCGTATCGTTTCCATAACCTGGACAGGCATGGATATGACCATCATCCTGTTGTGCGATAACAGCCGCATTGGCGGTATTACCAACGTCTTTCACACTGACCTGCCGAAACCCGGAATTGTTCACGCTGTTCCGCATCTGCCAAGGAATGATTCCAGTACCCACTTCAGTAAAAGGACGTTGATAGCACGCAAATCCGGAAGTGGAAGAAGATTTGATCGCATTACCTGCAGTAAACGTTCCAGGCATGGACGCGGCGATCAACATCGGTTGCGCACATCCGCTAACGATTGCCCAAGGACCAGTCCAGTTCACACCACCGTTCATGGTGTTGAGATCCGAGCCGACCGCGTAGGAGAAGTCATCGACAGGTATCGTGTCGGGCGGCCCGCCTCCTCCGGTTGTGAATTGATACGCCCCGATATCCCAATTCGCTGAACACGGACGCGCAACGCCATCTTTGTCGGTGGACGGACTGGCGCAGGTCGACCCCGGTGGAATCGTTCCGGTCAGATTCAACCCATTGGCGATGCCTGTAGCGCCCGTCTTCAAATGAAGAAAGCCGGACAGACCCGGGGTTGTCGTCACAAATTCCATTGCCGCCGTTGAGGCGAATGCACATATGGTACTTGTCGCCGTACACAAGTTTTTACCGTACGTCCCTCCACTTCCTTCGACCTTGATCGCGTATGGCGGACTACCGAAACATGATGATGGAGGCGATCCCCCGGAACAAAACGTCCCTAATTGTGAGATGTGGTTGTTATCAACCACGCTTCCGTTACCACGATCGTCGATTCCGAACTCCAGTCCCCAGATCGTATTGTTGACAATCTGATCGCCGCTGGCTCCATCCTTCACAATAATCGCGACATCAGGGTTGTGCACTCGCGCTACGGTGTAATAAAACACGTTGTTGTACACCTGATGATTGTTTGAATAGAGAAACACGTCTGCATAATTGGCGTTCAGGCTGTTGTCGCCGTTATCGTAAAACGTGTTGTTACGAATGATGGCACCACCGGCCCCAGGTGAAGGACCGTAATAATGGATTCCGTAGGACGCGACTTTGAAGATTGTATTCTTTTCAATCACGATCCCAGCATTATTGCTGTACACGGCATAACCGTTGTTTGTGGGGTCCGTGTCATGTAGTTTATTCCCGATCACGTGCGTGTTGTCGGCGTACGCATTCACTAGATTGAAATGCGGATTATGCACGTCACAATTCACTAAGTTGACATTCGTTGCTCCAGGATTAATTTCAACTGCAGCTTGGATGACATAGGAATTTGTTGCACCGGTCACCGAACCGTCAATCACGATATTTTGAATCGTGATGAATGACGTGCTAAATGGCGTACCCGCATTCCCCAGTTGAACAATACGAGACGTTGCATCATCGGGTGGGCGCAGAATGACTAGCAACTCATCTCCGGGATTGGCCGTAATGATCGTTCGGTTCGTATCCGACGTTCCTCCGTTGAGCGTCCGGCCCTGACTTTGCTGGTAGAGATCGACGATTCGATCATCTTGGGTGGTATAGGTACCTGCCTTAATGCGAAGGGTATCGCCTGCCGCCAAGCAGTTGAGCGCCTGAGAAATATGCTGTTTGGGGGTTGTCGATACCGTTGCTGTCATGCAAGTTACGCCATCATTTCCGGTCGTCGCGACGTAGTAGATCGCGCCAGAGGCTCGCGGTACCGAACGACCACAACTAACGAGAAGTAAAAACCACAACACTTTTTTCATCGACCAACTCCAAGGGTAAGAAGCGTACCTTTTTTGGGGCCTACAGCCGGTGTGACCGAATCGAACATGGCCATACCGGTGGCCTTCTCACCGCCCGTTACGGTCCACGTCGGATTTTCCGCCGTACCCGACATTTTGTAAGCGATGGCTGAAGCGAAAAAATTACCAGCGGAATACGCAACACTTCCACCGGTAGGGATGGTGAAGGACGAATCGATGGATACCGTCGCACTCTCGTTAGCCAGTCCTGTGACGAATAACCGACCGGCCGTACCATTCGCAATACTGCCTGGAGCAACAGTCGTTCCCGAGTCATTTGCTGCACCGCTTTGCGCACTGAAAGTGATTGTGCCAGTTGCACTGAAAACAGCGACCGCGACAGACGGAAAGGGTGATCCAGAAACTAAACTACAACTCCAGGTATGCCCTGTGCCAACCGTCGCATTGATGCTGTAGAGTAAGCGTTGGCGGTCGTTGTTTGTCGAATTATGGGTCGTCAGCGGTGTGTAGGTATTGCTTTTGCTGTCACTGAGACTGCAGGGGGATGCTCCAGTACCCGTCGCGAAATAATCGGACACCTCCGCAATCACCAGATTCGTCGCCCCGGCTGAAGATGTGTCAATGCCTGTTGTTGTTACGTTATTACCACCATCCCCGGAACCCGCACTCGTCGCTATAACAAATGTGAAGGTCGCGTAACTCGGACGCGGAATGAGAAAGAGGAGAACAAATAGTAATCGTTTCATTGGCGGATATAGGTTCCGGTGAAAATGACGTGGTGCGATCCCGCGGCATGGGCGCAGATCCCTCGGTTGACACCGGTGGTTCGGTACACGGTTTGAAGAGCCCCGCCTTTAATGAAACCACCGTTACCACCACTGGTGACGCGATAACCTTGGGCCGGGTTGAGATCGCCTTCTAAGAGTGTCGGGGATGTAGCACAACCACTACCTCCACCTTCGGTGATGTTGATGAGTTCGTCGTTGGACCCGTCGGATTTGTAGACCGTGTTGAGATGGACGTGGATCAGGCAGACATAGGCATTTTGATTCGCAGCAGGAGGTACAAGGGTTACCGCCGCGGTGGACATGGAGGAGACAGCGAAATTCAGGACGGTGTTGCCATCGCATAGGTCTTTCGACAACTGAGTATCGACAATCGCGACTTTTTGTACCCCGTCGGCGGCGGTGGCGACCGCCTTACCGGAAATCCCGACAAGGTTTTGATCAAGCGTACCGGTGAGGATCGCATCACGTGGGGAACGCCGAGACGTACACGACGCGAGAAGGATAAGAAGCCCAACAAAGACTTTCATGCGAGGTCCTCTGCCGTCACGCCGGCAATTCCGTTCCATGCACCTGAAACGGCGGTGTCGAGTGCAGGGTCCAGACTCGCAGAGGTTAGTTTTCCTGCTTGAATCGCAGCATTGGTAAAGCGTTTGGTATAGCTATCGGGATCGTTCAGAACAGACCGCGCGAGCGTACTGCGTTTGTCGTCGACGTGATTACGGACCGTCCGCGCTTCGGAACTGATCGCGAGAGCTGCATTCACCATCGCGCATCGAATACGTCCTTGAAACGCGCCATCTTGGGAAAGGGTGTCGTCTGCGGTATAGGGCATAGGAAGTACTCCTTATTGCTGAACATAGGTGATGATGTAGTCGATCTGAAGACCGCCCGTGTTGACTTTGAGACACGTCGCGGCATTGGTCAGCGGTCCGACTTCCATCACAGGGTGGATAAAGCCACCACCAGCCGATGAGACTAACCAGCCATTAGCGTCCGTGGTAGATCCCCAAACGGCCGACGGTGCAACCGTGCACGTGCCGCCACCGGTCGTGGATTCGACGATGGATACTTTTTCATTCGCAGCCGCATCGCCGTTGTTGATAGCGATGGAGCAGTAGTAACGGCGGATACCTGCGCCTGCGGTCGTGATCAGCTGGGTATCGGCAGTGACCGAACCGACAATCAGGGTTGTGAGCGAACCACTGCAAGGGTTGGCGGTGGCGAGAATCGCCGCGTTGTTGGAATCGCGGATGGAGACGTTAAGGACGCCCGCCGCGGACGTGGTGATGGGGTTTCCGCCGACCTGGGTGATGTTCATCGGAACGGCGGTGTTGGAGACGGTGACGTTCAAGGGAGTCGTGAGGTTCGGCTGGGAAGTCGCCAGGACCACCCGTTGCGTGCCGGCGGTCGCGTTGCCCGAGTTGGTGTCGATTGTCGTTCCGTTCAATTGTTGAACGTTGGTCAGAATCGCCGTCGTGTTGACAACATTCGCGTTGACGACCGGCGGTGGATTTCCGGCAGCGGCCGATGCGGTGCCGACAACATTGATGGTACCGACGACGTAAGTTGTGATGGCGGCGCGAAGCTGTTTTTCACCGTGGAGTTGAACGGTGATACCCGTCGGTACGGTGGTCGATATACTGAACGTGTTCGAGATCGTGTTGGATCCGTCGAGCGTTCCATAGATCGGAACGAAGTTCGTGCCGTCGTTCTGTGCAGTGAGCGTAATGGCGGCAGGAGTGGTACAGGGTGTCGTACAGATCGCGGTGAGATGGGCGACGGAGTATCCGTCGACGTTGAGCACGGTACCGTTTCCGGTAGCCGTCGCACCAGACTGCATGTTGGTGGTGAGCGATGGTGCCGGTTGTTGAACGACGTTGAAGTTACCGGTCCCGGCATTGGCGGTGACGGTGCCGGACACGGGTTGGATCGTTGTACCGATCGGATCAATGCGGACCGGCGCGGTCGCCGTTCCAAATTCCACCGAACCGCCCGCACCGGAAAGGCGTAGGTTAACCCCTTGGATGTACTGAAGTCCTGCACCGGTGTCGAGGTCGAACACCCGAGCCGCTTGCATGTTGGTGCCGTCCGTGAAACCGATCGCGGTACCTGCGGTCGGAAACGCGGATGTGAAGTTGGAGGAAGTCCCTCCTCCACCACCAGCAATACCGGAAACTCGAAGACCACCACCAGTGTCGAGTGAACAAGGAGCTGTTTGTCCAGTGGTGTATACTGGTGCTGCGGTGGTAACCGCGCATTGAGCCAGGCCCCCAACCTGTCCTGTGGTGGTACTACCCTGTGAGTAGAACTTTGAGTTGATAGATGCAAGGGTGCTCTCAGATGCACGGGTTGCAAGGGTTGTTTCGGTCGCAGCACCGGTAGGTAGTACGGACGAGATAACGGAAACGTTACCTCCACCACCTCCACCGCCGGAAGTCGGAAGTGAACCGTCGTATCGGACCGCGACGGTCCCTGCACCCGCGATCGGGGTGCCTGGTGCGTTGCAGGAGACGCGGACGAAGTTCACCACCATAGTGGCGACCGCCGGACCACCGGAACTAGTAACGGTCTGCGGTGCGATTAGCTGTTGAGGTGAGGTAAAAGCAGCGGTATCGGCGTATTCTAATCTACAAGCCCCTGCAGTGACGGTAGGATTGGTATTCCAGGTCATCGTGTGCTGGGTAACACCTGTACCTCGGAGGTCTACGGAAGAGGACACCTGTTTGGTCGCGCTGAGGGTATCGCGAATGACCGCCTGCGCGAGGGTGGTGATCGGAAACAACAAGGTGAGCCAGAGGATAAAAAACACTCTACGCATAGTAGACTAACACCTTTCCCGATTGCATGTTAGCGTTACCATCGCTATCGGTCTGCGGGACTTTGAGTCCACGAACTAGTCCAATCGCTTTGGGAGTGGAGATAACCTCCAGGGTGGGCATACCCTGCAAAACCGCAATGATGTGACCGTATTTGTCTTGGACTTCTACTCGGTGGGAGGACGCGGCATAGCCTACGTATTCCATCCACTGGACTTTGATATCCCGCTGGAAAAGAATCGCAGCGGAGGTAGTGTCGATACGGAATGGCGAAACCACGAATTGATTGGGCATGAGCACCCCTATCGAATGTAGATGTACAATTTGCCCGAACTAAGGGTGGGCACTTTGAGCCCTTTAATCCACCCCACTTTGTAGGATAGCACGGGATCTAGGTCTGTACGGCCGTCCGCCTGCCAAACAGGTCGTGAGTTGATGTCTTGTACTACACAGGTATCGGTTCCCGCCGCATAGCCAGAGAACTCGAAGTGGCGGACGAATATCTTGCCGGTGAAGAGGACGGTTGCGCCGGGGGTGTCGACCACCCACGGAAGCGAAGCAAGTTGGTTGGCCATGTTGTCCACTCCTTTCTATCGCAGGGGATGTGGTATAACCCCATACCACATCCGTCCTACGACGACACCCGCGCTGATCGGAGGCTCCCGGCGGCATCGCACCGCACACGGGTGTCAAAGGGACTAAATCAAAGTACCTGCGGTTCCTACCGCCGCAGCGTAGTAATTACCGCCAGCCCAAGAGATCCCCGCTCCGGTAATCGGTGCCGTACCGGACAGGATTTGCATACGACAATTGGAGATGAATCCGGTCGTACCCGCCAGTAGGGAGATCGCTTTCGTACTACCTGCGGTCCGGTTGTCGATCCTACAGTTGTCGATTTTGACGTTAGTGGTCGCGACAGTAATGTTTTCGATTGCGCCCACCGCACCACTGTATGCGCCGTAGAACGAGGAATCCGCTATGTCGACGTCGTCTGCTGCGCCTACCAACCGCACTGCGGAGGTATTCCCTGCGTTAACCGTACCGAAAAAGCGACACCGGAGAATCCGGAGCCTGTTGCATAAAGCAGTGGTAAGGACTCCAAGCACCGCCTGGTTAGTCGCGTTCGCGAGTTCGATATCGCAATCCTGCATGGAGAAGTCAGCTGCGTTAGGAGTGATCGGGTTCGCGATCGCTGCGAAGTCTATCGCGGAGATGTAGAGGTTGGAAAGACGAACTCGATTCGCGGTGATGGAGATCGTCGCGGTGTTGGCGGTCTGGAGTTTAAGCTGTGGACGATCGCGTCCAATCCCCGTACCTAGAATCCAGATACCCGCCTTGTTGATGACAAACGATGTACCGGAGGTGATAAGCTCCACGTGTCCGGGCATTGCGATGATGTTGTCACCTTTGTTGTTTCGGCATTTGGAAATCGCATAGGAAATGGACTTGAACGGGTAAGTAGGGTCCATTCCCTGTTTACCTCCTGCCGCGTCCTTACCTAGTAAGGACGACACAAACCAAACATTGCCACCGGGAGCCATGAGGTAAGGAGAACCACCCCCCAGCACGGGTATTCCGTACGACGCTACACCTTGTGGGTAGTTAGTGATAGGCATATCACGCTCCTTGTGATCCCCAGGTGGCTTTCCAGTCAGTCACACCTGCGGAGAATCGGAAGAACGTGGAAAACGCGGACCCCTTGGTGTCGAAGTCGTCTTTGGAGTCGAACTCGGGCTGTGTGCGCCAATAACCTTTCAGGGAATGGTCCGTTTTGTCTCCGAAGACAAACCAGGCGGACGCGGAGGAGAAGTACCGGTTAATACGGGGCTCGAGTCGTCCTTGTACGGTATTAACGGTGTTGTTGCCTGTGTAGGGGTCGTATGCGGAGTGCAGGATCTCCGAAGCTACGAACTGGTTGTCGGGGTGAATCCAAAGGGTACGAGGCTCGACCATAACGAGTTGGGACCGCTCATTCACCATTTTGTCGAAAGAAAGAAGCCCCTCTTGAATACCTGTAACGCTAAGCGCGATGTCGGTCGCGGACCTATTGGAGTAGTTACCTCCGCCCAACAACGGGTGTGCGGTGTTGAAAAGGGACACCCCGTCTGCGGTAATGACGGTCGTAAAGCCGTTGTTGATGACGTTGGCGTAACGGCCTTCGAGCGTCGCGCGGATACCCCGTCCGAAGTCTTGGGAAACCCGCTTCATGATTCCGTACTGGTCGTCGTCCCACATCTCCTTGGTGACCTGGAAGCCGAGCGCGAAGGAATCGTGTTGGTAACGGACTGACGCGCCCTGAATCGGTTGGTCAAATGCGATGGGTTCGCCCTCCAACTTAAGCGGGACGTTCCCAAGACCGGCGATTATTTGGTCTTCCTCATACGCTCGGGTGGAAGGAAGTACGGTGAAAATTTGGGGATAAACCTCAACATGTTGTTGGAGGTCGTCGTAGAGCACTGCGTATACCGCAGGTGCAAGTAGTTGTGAAAATTGTCCTCTGGTAGCTCCCATGTGATCCTCCTACACGCCGAACTGCTGACCGGCAGAGGTGACACGAAACACCATAAGCCCGCCAGGGATAGGGGTTGGTGGGGCCAGAGGGTCCCCTGTAATAGCGGGAATCTCGGTGATCTCCACAATTGCGCCAGAGCCTGCCGCGGTGATACTGGAATCGATATACCATTGTCCGGTGGTCCCGTCCTTAGTGAGGCCGTAGATAAGACCTACATCGGTAACTGCAGGGGTATGGGCAAGGTCACACGGAAGGATAAACTGTGAGTTTTCGTCCGCGATGTTGACTCCGCACCGTCCGTCGTTGGGCGGAGCTCCTCCCGGAATGATCAGCGCATTGGGTTGGTTTTGAGGTTTTTGGACGAGTGAAAGTACTTTAGGGACTCCACTGGTGGTGAGGTTCGAAGCGCTCTCCTGGGAAAACCCTGCGATTTTAAGCGCAGAGGCGATGGTCGGGGACTCGATTAGGTATCCGGTGCTATCCACTACAACCGGAACGCCTTGTTTGAACGTCTGCGTTGCTTTTTCAAGTAATCTCCGTGCCTGTGGTGTGCCGGTTGTGGAAAGTACCGTCTTGTACACCCGGGCCGGAAGATTGACAGTCGGTGCTGCCATAAAGGGTAACTCCTTAGGTCTTACGTTGTACAACAAAGGTCGGTGCGCCAGCCTTCGCAGCGTCTTCAAGGAATTTGTCTTTCGCTGCTTGGGACATGCGGTTCGCCCTTTCGCTGTTTTCTTGGAGGTAGAAAAGGTAGTCCTCTTCCGGGATCTCCATGAGGATAACGTCTCCCATAACGTAGGTGCCGTCTTCTCGATGTCCTTGTGCGGAGTATCGTTTCGGAACTCCTGGGACTTCTTTCACCACTCGAAAGCCCAGAAAGTCCAAGCGCGCTAGTTCGGAGGTGTCATCCTTTCTTGCCCAGTAAGGCGTGAACCCTTCTGGAGCGACGACTTTCAGCTTGGAAATGCCAAGGCGTGCACGGAGCTCGGCTTGCCGTGTACGGAGTTTCTCGGATTTGTCGACTGTACTGGTCTCCGGAGGTGTAGGAGTCGCAGGAGTCGGTTGTCCGGTAGTAGCGGTAGTAAGTTTATTGTTGATGTTACCTGGTTGTGAACTAGGATTGGTGTTGACAGTGACTGCCACGCGGTCCTCCTACCTTTTATTCCTGTTGTCGAAAGTGAACGGGAAGGGTTTGGTCTTCCAGTCCTTACCTTTGTTGTAGGTGTCCTCAGTTAAACCCATACCGTTAGCAACGACTTTCTCCTCGTGCAAGAGTGGTTTCGGACGCGGGGGTTCGTTACCGCCGGGTTGAGTGGACTCCATAGGGAGTGTCGCCCGGTCTACCGCCTCACGCGTAAGGGTGGTCTGGTTGGACCCGACGACAAAATAGTACGCTGCTTCGTAAGTGGCGACCTGGGTTTGGGAATAGGGATCGCATTTCTTAATGACCGCATCGATCTGCGGTCCAAAGCGGTCCCATAGAAAGGAGCCACCCGCACGCTCTACATCGGACTGGATTTTTCGCCGCGACCGCTCTTGCGCGACGTAAATCATGGTGTCCTGCACACCACGGGCAGCGGCCAGAAACTCTTCTCGTGAGACGGAAGTCTTGTTGATGAGTTCCCGGGTGTGTTTTTCGGGATCGGTAAGGAAATCCCCAACCTTGATGGGTTTGTCCGGTGGAGTTCCGCCATTCCCGGGAGGTGTCCGCGCTTCCGTACGACCGACGTCATCGAACGCCGCCAGCGCTGCGTCGTAGGTGTCTTTTTGGACTCGCAGTGCGTTGGTGTAAAATTGTCCGATTTCCTCAGGGGTTTTACCTTTCAGCTCTTCGGGTAAGGCGAAGGTCGGGTTATCGTCTGGCATAACGCAGGTTCTCCTGTTCTTGTTTTAATCTCGCGAGCTGTTCTTGTTGGAGAAGCTCCTCTAGTCCTATTTCTATCTGGTTAGGGATGAGGTCTAAAAAGCGAAGCATAGCTGCACGGCCGTGAAGTTCTTTTACCTCACTCCAATCCTTTACTCCCTCAAGCCGCACCAGCACCTCCACCCGACAGTTGAGCAATACTTGAACTAAGAGCCTGTAACCCGGTGACCGGAAGAGCTCCTTCAGGAGAAGGCATTCCTGTTTGTTGGGTTTCCATGGGCCCTGGGACCGCCTGCCCACCGCCGCCTCCCAGAACTGATTGGATATCAGGGATAAGTTTTTTACGGTCTCCGATGTCGAACGCAAAGAGGACTCTGTCGATGAGATCTTTACCGCTGTTAAGTACCATGAGTAGGGTTTGGTAAAGAGGAGAGTTCGGAGGAATTTGCTGAAGCGACGCAACCCCCTGCCAGAGCTGGTTGTAATAACCTGCAAGAGTGTTAGACATGAGGAGTAGGTTTGTGCGGTCCACTTCGCGATTGGCACTGCCATCGGATGCTCCTATGCTGAAGTACACGGGGTCGTAGTCGTCCGGCTCCGGGTAACTCATGATAATTTGGAGGATTTGACCGTATTGTCCCCATAGCTGGTAAGGAAGTGGGGAAGTGCGGAGGTCGCGGTTGTAGCGGTAGACGTGGCGTGCAATGCGGTGGTAGGTCTCGCGGTACTCTTTAAGGAAGAGGTCTGGACGATCACTCCCTGCCTGCAGCATCGCCATGGTGCCCTGTGCGGAATACACCCCTCGTTTCCCCTCCAGTATTCCACTTCCCATTGCTTGCATAGGCGCACCCATGCCGGTCGTACGGTCTGCGAGCTGTAAAAGGAACTGCTCTTCGTCAATCATGGCGTTATAGCCACCTTGGAACTGGAGGGGTGCCACATCGTCCATGTTTTCAACTGGAAAGACGCGTCCAGGATACCATTCGGATGCGGGGTTGGGGACACTCGCACCTCTCTTCATGATCCAGCCAGGGTTATTCGCGATGGTGTTGGCGTCCCGCCGGTGGTTGTGGATCTGCGCTTGTTCTTCTTGAAATTGTTCGAGGATTTGGGGTACGGAGTATCCGTAGAAGAAGTCCTCGCGAGGCATGGGGCGTTGTACGACAAATGGTTCTTCACCGCGGCGGTCAAAGTTGAAGTAGAAACGCAAGAGGCCCTCCGCCGGGTTGTCGATTTGGGGGTTGTGGACCGCAACGAGTTTATACCTCTTCCCGTCGGGCATGATGTAGGAAAACCAGGCCTCAAGCACGGAAAAGGGCATGACTACGTCTTTGGTGAGCTCAATTCCTGCTTCTTGTGCCTGGGCTTCGCGGGCGGGTTGTGCGATGTAGTCACCTTCGGTTTGCAGGAGTCGTGCGGTGTTGGTAGGATCCCACAAACCTTGTGCGCTTCGCCACTCCAGATCCTGTTTGGTGAATCTCAGGCGCTGAAACTTGATTTGGACGTCGTCGATGTCCTCCACGGTGATAGGGTATGGGTAGAAGTCCTCGAAAGGAACGCATTGGAGTTTAACCCCCTCACGGGAGATGAAGCGAGGAGAGTAACCCGAAACCCCTACGGGTTCGGCCACCGCATAGCCGTGCGTGGCTGCGTCGCACCATACAGTCTTGAAGATGTTCGTGCCGGTTTTGAACCCGCGGTAGATTCCGGAGCGGATTGGAGGATAAAAGTTCATGCGCTGTCCGGACGTCTCGAACTCTAACCAGCTCTGCAAGACCTGGATGACCGATTCCGGTACCGCGTCTAACACTGACGACGGCTTCCAAAACGGTTTGGTGCCGAAGATGATACCCACCATCCGCGCGGTGAGAATATCCACGTGCATTCGTATAAGCTGGGGAATGAAATTGCTAGCGCGATACCACGGCGTAGTACGTACCTGCTCCGCGGGCTTAGCGGAGTAGTTGTCCATCCAGCGCTTGTAGTCCCCTTCGACTTGGGACAACCGGGCCTGGTGGGCAAAACGAAATTTGTCCAGAAGGAATCCGCTAATCTCTTTGAGTTTGTCAGGGGGCACCACCCTTGTCGCGTCGATTAGTTGTAAAGGCATGAGTTATCCTATCACCTGGTGGAACTCTCCTTCGTCCCCTAACTTCCGACCCCAAAGCCGACCGTTGTCGTCCAGTGCGTAGATTGCGAAGCCTCCGGGTGCAAGGGAGCCTTCTGCGGTCCGCTCCTTCGGAAGTACAATCACCTGAAACCCGACCATTTTGCCGGGGCGCAGGGGCTCTGGTTGTTCTTCGTCTTCGTTCTTTCGTTTATGTGCCACCGGATCTCCTCTCTTGCAAGCCTATAAGCTTGCCGCGGTAAAAAATGATAAGGTTAAAAATGCTAGTCCTAAAGAGCTAAAGCGGTCATGAAAACCCGCTGCCGCCATGATGAAGCAGAACAGGGCGAGGACTAGGAAGAGGACGTGAATGGTGAACTTCATGAGGTGGTACTCCATTCTGTAGTGGAATAAGGTATTTGCCCTAAGTTTACCACCTTAGTATCCTCCGTAATCATACGCCGTGTGGGTGCGCGGACGACTGGTTGCACGTCTCAACTCCTGTCGTTCACGTTCTTCCGCTAACTCTTCTTCCGACTGAGGTATCGCGCACAAGTGCACCGCATAAGCTGCCGCATCCAGAACGTCTTTTAGCGGTCCATGCGGGAACTCGGAAAGTTGGGTACGGAACTTACGGTGTGAGTTAAACCGGACGTAAACTCGTCCGGACTCCACAGGCTGTTGCAGGAACGTCCGGATGCGGTCATCCTTACTCTTCTCTGCGCTACCTCCAGGTGGGCTGAAGGCCTCCACCCTCAAAGGCCGATGCGCGCTACCGCAGTGCGGACACGGTTTACCAGACCGGAGTAGATGATTCAACAACCCTACTACGTCCACAATGGATTTCTGCGCTCCGACGGCCTCGTAGTAGTTCTTGTAGAAATAGAATTTGTCGTTGAGCGTCATCCATTTACACGCCGCTTTTCCAAAGGTGGTGTTGTCCGACCACTCTTCTAGGATGAAACGACGTTGGCGGGAGTCGGTTCCGACCGCTACGATCGCTGCTTCGCATTTTGCGGACCGCCCGCCGGAACTCGGGTCGTAGAACGAGATCCGGTTGAGGTATCCCAAGAGAATCGCAGGGCTCTTGTCCATTGGAAATAAGGTCTTCGCATCTTCTCCGACCTGGTATTCTTTCAGCCACGCGATGTCGAAATCCGTCATGCCTGCGGCGACGGGGTTGTTGAGGTAGTTACAGCTAAAAGCATACTCACCTTCCCGTCGGCGGATCGCTTCAAGCGTGGGAAGAGAAAACCGTTCAGGGAAAATTGGCTCGGGCTCACCAGTGTCAGGATTTGGTTCAATCGCCGATCGTACATACCAAGTAAAGCCTCCCGCTCGAGAGCCGTCGGTATGAAGGGGAGAGGCGGACTGGACGTCGGCTTCTTCGGATGGGAGTGTTGCCATAACCCACCCGTATAAATCCGCTGTTCCTGCTTTCCACCGCGTACCGATGAAGAGCTCCTCGACCGTGTTCGGGTCATTGGCGAGGCCCGGGGCGAATGTGAACCAGTGCTTCGCTGCTTCCATTTCGGCTTCGGACTTCGCCGCTTTTTCGCCGATGAGGTCGTCGTACACGATGATGTCCCAGTGTTTTCCAGTGGTCTTCGCGCCGACTCCAAGTGTGGTGATGGAGCTTTCATCAAAGGATTTATCCCGAGGCAACAGGATCTCGTCGTCTCGCCATGTGCTGCTAGGGTTTGGGATATCAAGAGGGATAATTTCTGGAAACAACCATTGCAGTATTTGGTTGTTGCAGATGTTCCATTTGATATCTTTAATGTTCTTCGCGGCGACTTCATGAGATTCACCTACTATCACGACACGAAAGTTACGGTTGTGGAGTGGAATCCAAGATAGTAAATCAGGGTATAAATTAAGTAAGATGAGATCAATAGGAATAAGGCGCCAAAGAGGATAAGACTTAGAAACAATAGTCGACTTGAAGTGTCCTCGGGGAATAAGACCCCCTCGACGACGCTGAGTACGAGTAGCAACAATATATTCACAGAACTCCTGGTGAAGGCGCGGGCTGAGCTCACGATATCCTAGTACGACCTTAGTGAAGTAGTACAAATTGGTCAACGCTGCATACCGCAGGCGGTCGCGTAGGCCCTCCGCATCTCCTGACTCCGCTACTTGATATAGTTCTTTACTTAGAACTGTCATTAGGGACTTCCGCAGCTTTCTCCGCAGTTTTCTCCGCAGTGCGCGCTTCAACCTCTTGGAGAGACTTCACTGCGTGGAGAAGGTCTTCTCCGGACAAGGTAATGTTCTTGGTTGTGATGTCAAGTCGTTTGGTTTTGCTCACTACGGGGTCTCGGTCCAGTACGTCAATCGCGACCTTCGCCACGATGTGTTTGTGCGCGGTGGGATCGTCCAATATCTCCCGCATGCGTTCTAACGCCTTCCACCCTAACTGGTCTATTACCTGCGATTTGGTGAGGAGTCCTTCTTCCAGTTGGGCGTCCAGTATCCCTATTAACTCCGCTTTCTTCTCCGCGATCTGCGCACGTGCCTCGGGCTGTCTCAACCAGTTGTATACTGTCCAGGGGTACACCCCTAGTATTTCCGCGATATCACGTGCCTTTACCCCTTCCAGCACCATACGTATAGCCTGTTGGGCACGTAGATCGATCGCCTCCCTAAAGCGATTCAAGGGTTCGTTTTTCACCTTTTTCACCTTAAAAAGAGTGCTTTTTCATTTCTAAAACATTATTATAACAAATTTTAAAAATGAAATCACAGTCAAGTGGTCAAAAAATTTTATCGCTTTTAAAGATTTTTACCTTAATCAAAGTCCAAAAAGGTGAAAAACGACGTACTTCAAAGACCGAAAGGAGATCCCTGGAGCGTTAGGGAGAGAGGATTCACGCACGCCACCCGTCTGCCTATTTTTGGGACTGCCCTAGGGGCAATAACGATCTTAGGGGCAACAAGTATTATAGAAGCTACTAGCTACAAGAAGTGTAAGAGGGCGAAGTAGTGGAACAAAGGAGAAGAGTATGAAAAGAGGAAGACCTTCGTTTAGGGAACAAGCTGCGTTAGATATAGAGAAGGCGCTAAGGGAATATGCGCTAATAGTGTATAAGGAGGACGAAACGCGAGCAGCGCAGTTAGTGGAATTAGCTGATTGGGCTGGAACAACATTACATTGGGAATTAGGTGCATCAAGTCGAGCACATGCAAAGGCTTACAATAGGAGGAAGAAGTAAATGAGTGACAATACGACAACAACGAACGAAACGACAACAAGGACAAAAGGAGAAAGTATGACAATTACAGAGATGAGGGACGAGACATATGAAGCGTACAAGGCAGGACTAGTCACCTTAGAGGAAGCTGCTGCCATAGAGGCATATCTGAAGAAAAGGGAATATAATGCAGAGAGGAACAAGAGGCCAGAAGTGAGAGCAGCTAGAAAGGCTTACAATGAGAGAAAGGCTGCCGAGCGGAAAGAAGGGAAGTTAATGTTACAAGTGCTATTAGCTAACAAGAAGTAGTTAGGGGCAATAGCGGAAGTGAGAGGTGAAGGGTGCAGCAGGGAGGCTGCACCTGACACAAAGGAAGGGGAGAAGGGGGGGAGGGCGGGAAGTTGTGCTCCCTTTCTAAAGTTGTGCTCCCTTTCTATACGTATTATCCGCCCAACTCGGAGAAGGAGAAATGATGAACGTGAAACGGACAAAGAAGTCGAAG